ATGAGAAAGATAAAGGTTTGGCTTAATTGGTTTAGTGCGAAAGATGCACGGAAATTAGTAGAGAACTACAGTCGTTTGAAACCAGCGCTTAAAGAAATAGCAAAAGGAGCAAAACAAGGAGGAGAAACGTGTTTTGTATACGCTCTCACTTCAGAGGACATAGACAAACTAATTAGGTTAGGATATAGTGTTGAACTACGCTTGACCCAAACAATAAACGGTGTAACATTGAAAAAATATTTAATCAAGTGGTAATATGGCAGCACAGAATTTAAATTACTCATTTTTGAAAGGAACGCGAAAGGTTAAGTATGAAGACTACATGCCTTTGCAGGAAGATTTGATGAAAGCTTTGGGTACAAAAACCAAGCAACATTACTATCAAAAGCGTAAACGCATCACCAATATTCCTGTACAGGAAAAAGAGGCTGTTGAGAAGGTTTTTGCGAAATATGGAATAACTGATCCTAACGAGATCTGGAACATAACACCGGCTTGATATGAACAAATATGCAGAACTAACACGACGAGAAAGTCAAATTGCGGAACGTATCGCCTGGGGAGCCTCGATCAAGGAGGTTGCATATGCGCTACAGATCAAGATTAAGACTGTTGACAATGTTATCCAAAGGGTGTATAAGAAAGTAGGTTGCAGCAAAATCAACGAGCTTTCCGCATGGTGGTTCTGCACGAACTTCAATATCTCATTTGACCTTTCTCCAATGGCAAGATCAATAGTGGCCTCCGCTCTATTGTCAATATTCGTCGCTAGCGAATATATATCCAGGAATGATTTCTGTAGATATAGAACTCGCTCTAGGAGATTTAGAATCGAATACGTCAGATTACGCAATAACTAAAATACCATGGCAACATTAGAAGAACAAAAGGAGTACATTCGTACCAATTACAAAAAACTGACCGGTCAATTTATGGCTAAGATGTTAGGCATACGCCCGGAGAAGGTGTATGCGCTGGTAAAAGAATTAGGATTAAAAAAACAACTTCCTCCTCCCGTAATTAAACCGAAGGCTGATATGGGAAAGAATCCAACCCCTATCGTACCAAACGGTAACGATGAAGGAAAGATTCCTCTTCGGATAGATTGTCGAACGGTTATTCTCATCCCCTACACCGCTGATCCTGAGAAGTGTCGTAAAGATTTTCTTCAAAAGATTAATCGTAAACATTCAAGTCAGATAGACTCTCTGTAATAACCTAAAAAATATACTGAATATGATAACATTGGAACAAGCAAAAGAAAAATTAGAGGATCTCAAGAGTGAAATTCGATGCCGTTTAAAATGTGAGCCAGAGGATCTTGAGATTGTACAACATGAATCTGGGTGTATATCTATATATTGGGTTACTAAATATATTGGACTCGACTATATGAATATTCCTTCAGAGTGGATAGTAGTAACTATAGATTGGAAAGAAAAAAGGGCATCAATGTTTGCTGATCCATCAGATTTCATGGTATACACTACATAACTAAAGAAACATGAAACGATTGAATAAAAAGACCTACAAGGCAATCAAGCAAGCAAAGGCAGTGATTACCATCACGCAACATGGGGATGTGGTTAAATTGAATGTGGATTTTTTACCTCCCGCAAAAAACAAATCTCCCAAGCTATTCCAATATCTGGCCATCAAGATGTGTAATCATGCCATGGAAATTTTAGGAGGAAAGAAAAAAGATGAATGACAAGAATTATTTAGCGATGGCTGTAGCCACCACCAAAAGAAAAAAGTTGGCGCATACTACTCCGCAGGAGTACGCTTTACCGATTTGGATGATGTTCATAGCGGCAGATATCCTAGAGAACTCCGCTATGGAAATCCAAGGGCTATTAATGCAGGACGAGCAATTTATCCAATCCGATAAGATGCACATAAAAGCCATAATCAATCATGCCGGCAAATTCGTTCGTGATGTTGATCGGACATGTGAATACCAGTTCGCTTGCAAATTTGCGGACTATACAGAAGAATGTTCCACTTTACTTCGCAGCTACATGCAAAATAAGTTAGCCAAGATGGACAACATATGGGCACAGAGGAAGGAGGAATGATCATGTATATCGAAACGGATTCAAACGGCAAGATCATCATTCAAGATATCTCACAGGAAGAAGCTGTCATCCTAGATGATTGCTTATGTACTTACTTGGCGACGAAGCCTATCGATCAAAGATCAAGTGTCGATAGGATCGTAATGGACATGAAAAGACAATTAGAAAAGAATATACAATGAAAGCTAGAATCGTATATGAAGTAGAATGCCCTCCCGTTAATTGCGATCGGGAGGATTTTTTGAAATGGTTGGAACTAAACCTATATGTTCCGGGAGCGTGCGTCACCTCCGATAATCCTCTTTTTGGAGAACCATTGGATTTTGACACCGCAGATTTTGACAATATTGAGGTAATCGATGGATAGTTACGCCCGGTATCGAATGACAGATTGGAACTGGATCGCCATCTATAAAGAGAAAATGGGAGTAGATCTATTCCGGGAATATGTGAACGGCGTATATAATGAACTTCTAAATATGAAAGTAGATCGTTCATTCTCTCTCGAGGCTACGGTTAAGGAGGAAAACAGAGAACTCTTTATAAAGATAGTCTGTATGTTCATTCAAGAAGGAAACTATGACTATGATTTTAGTCAAGATTATAAATTCATAAGACGACATGAAAAGACAACGCTGGTCAGAAAGCCAAGAAAAAATATTGAAGGAGAATCTGGGGAAGATAACTCTCAAGGAAATAGGGAAGATTCTAGGAAAGACCGAGTTAGCCGTTAAACTATATATCCATAGGAACCATATCGTTTACCGTCCTTCCGTAAAACGGAACCTTGTGCTAGAATTGTTCCGGATTAAATTGGTCAATCCGGAATATTTCAATGTAACAACAGCTTTCCTGCATGCGGTAAATATCAACCAAGTACGGTTTTGGAAATTATACCGAGGAGAGGAAAGCCCCACAGATCAAGAGTATTTACGTCTAGCCACAACTCTAGGCGTATCCTTACAAGAGGCCTTCGAAGCCCGACAACTATATTTATTTAACGACAATAAAGAAGATGAAATATGATACCTCAAGACGTGATCGATAATATCATCAACACGGCCAATATAGTAGACGTGATAGGTGATTATGTTAAGCTAAAAAAAGCTGGAGTAAATTACAAGGGAGTTTGCCCATTCCATGGGGACAAGGACGCAAGCCTAGTCGTATCCCCCGCTAAGAATATCTGGAAATGTTTTGGATGTGGTAAAGGCGGGAACGTGATAACCTTCGTAAAAGAGCACGAAGGGATATCTTTCTTCGAGGCGGTAAAGCTAGTCGCCTCGAAATACAACATAACAGTACCCGAACGGGAACTAACCGACGATGAACGGAAGAAAGCGAAAGAGCGGGAGGCCCTACAAATCTGCCTCACATTCGCCCAAGAAACGTTTACGGCTTTCCTCAAGAAGAAAGAGGCCGCTGAATATCTGGAAACACGAGGAATCACCCCGAATATCCTGTCTAAATATGGAGCGGGGTACTCTTCATCCATGTTTACCGCATTGACCGAGTTAGGCTCTCAAAAAGGTTATGACATGGCGGCTATGGAGAAGGCCGGTTTGATTACAAGGAAAGAGGACGGAAAGATCTTCGATCGATTTGTAAATAGGATCACATTCCCGTTTTATTCCTTATCAGGACTAGTGATCGGTTTCACGGGCCGTTCCTTGGATAAGGATACCCAATGTAAATATCTAAACTCTCCGGAGACTCCCCTTTTTCATAAGGGAAAGACGTTATTCGGTATATACCAAGCTCGCCAAGAGATATCGAAATCCGATAAATGCTATTTGGTGGAAGGTCAATTTGACGTACTCTCTTTCGTTCAATCCGGTTATCCCAATACGGTCTGCGGTAGCGGTACCGCCCTTACACTAGATCAAGTCCGGATCATCAAGAAATTTACCCGAAACGTCACTGCCGTTTATGATGGAGACGCAGCCGGCATGAAAGCCTCCGTCCGGAACATGGATATCATGCTGGCCGAGGGCATGAACGTCCGTGCCGTTCTTCTTCCGGAAGGAGAAGATCCGGACAGTTTCGCCCGCAAGATGGGGACTGAGAAACTAGCCAAATTCTTGAAAAAGCAGGAGACCGACTTCATCTCCTTTATTTATAAAGCATTCGAAAGCGAGATGGATGATCCGATCCGGAAAACAGAGGTTCTCCGGATTATCGCCCAAAGTATCTCCGTCGTACCGGATAAATTACAAAGGCAAGCGTATATCGTATCCCTCGCCGAACGATTTAACGCAGATGGGGAATTGATAACAAATCTAGTTGCCGAGCTACAAGCCGTAGGTAAGAAAAGCGTGCCAGCCCAACCTACCCAACCGGGATTGACCGGCGTGGAAGAAGCGGAGGAACTTGTAAAAACCGGGAACAAACAAGTCACCCTTACTTGGTCTATCAATCGTTTCTCCGAGGGATGGGGAGTTTGTCCGGTCATCCTTATAACAGGTATCCCGGGTGTGTCCGAGGTCCAAGAGCTTCGCCGGCTATCTCCCATCATCCGTTGCAGGGATAAATTCGAGGTAAAAGAAAACATGATCGAACCGGAAGAGCTCTCATTTCTACGTTCCTTGACAAGAACCGGCTTCACGGTCTCCATGAGCAAATATAAAAGAGAGCGGGAAAGTTATGTAGACGAGAAAGGTGAAGAACGTTATAAACTCGTAGACACAGAGAAAGAGATTGGATTCAATGAATACTATATCGGATTATACAGTACATTCCGGGAATCTCCCGAGAATATAAAGAAAATAGCCTTAGAAAGATGCTCTGAAGTGATATCCTACGCGGATGCTACCACCCGGGCTTTCCAAACTACAGATTATGCCCGAATGTTAGGAGTAACAAAAACAGCTCTTGAGCACGTTCTAAAACCTTACCTTGAAATTCGAAAATCTGAGGTTAAGTTTAATAACGACGCATTGCAAATAGATGGTACCGCTCTAATCTTCGATCCCAATCGTTTGCCTGATTACGTTGAAAAAGATCCGGAAATAAATCGAATGTGGAAAGCTTATAAATATTTTCCCTTGATAGATTCCTCAGGAAGGAAGGTAGCATATATGTTCTCTAATGGGAAAAATTCATATATAAGAGTAGGAAACTTTTATATGGAACCGCTTATTCATATCTATGATAAAGAAAGCCAGTTCAACAAACGAGTTGTCCAAATAACCTCTCCTTGCTATAATTATCCCATTTACATGGAATGGATTAGTGGAGATATGATCACCCTTCAAACTTTTAAAAAAAGAATATGGGAAGAAGGCGCATTTTTCTTTAGTAACGGAACTCAAAACCATTTAGATTCTATATCTGAAAGTATAGCCGCTAGATTTAAAACATGCTTTGAACTCCGTATGTTTGGTTGGTATGATGAAGGATTTTTTGCTTTCAGTAATGCAATCGTACATGAGATAGATGGTAAACAAGAGCTTCAATATGTTACTGATCTAGGATTAGTCGAACATAACAAAAAATATTACTATATCCCGGCTTTCTCTAAAATTTACGCATCTGAGCGCCGGGATAGCGATCGCTACTATCTGGATCGCTTTATCAAGTACCGGGAACCCAAAGCGGGATGTTCTATCAACTTCCAAAAGTGGGCCTCACTGATGAACGAGGTATACAAGCTAAACAATAACGGTATGTGGGCGATCATATATTCGATCATGAGTGCCTTCCGTAGCGATATATACAATGTCAGGAGAACCTTTACGGCTTTATTCTTTATCGGTCCGACGGGTTCCGGAAAATCACAAGTTGGTTATTCCATCCGCTCTCTATCGATGTCTCCGGACGCACCGGCATTCAACCTAAACTCCGGAACCCCCGCCGCTTTGTTCTCTTGGCTGGAGAGATACCGGAATATCCCGATCATGCTCGAAGAGTATAACGACACGCAAATAAACCCTGTGATTTTCCAAGCCTTGAAATCCGCTGTATATGATGGAGAAGGCAAGCAGAAACGTAAGGATGCGGTAAGTAAGGAGATCGATAGTAGCCAAGTGAACGCAGCTCTTGTTATCATGGGCCAAGAAAGTCCCCAACAGGATGACAACTCTCTAGCAAATCGATGTATCATTTGCGAGGTACCGAAACGTGACGATCGATCGGAATTGGAAGAAGAAATCTTCAATGAGTTGAAAGGATACGAGGAATCCGGACTGCATAGCGTCCTCCTTGAGATATTGGCGTGCAGAAATAGCATCTTGCAACATTATAAGAAAGTATACGACGAGGTCTTTAAATCCTTGAAAGACGAAGTACGGGTATCCGTTAAAAACACGGATGGTCTCTCTCGTATACTCGAAACAGTATCTATGTTCGTTTCCGTTTGTCGTATAGTGGAAGAACATACCTCCTTGCAACTACCTTTTACCGCAGAACAGTTCTTCGAAATCGCAATAGCGAAAGTGATCAAACAAGTAGAATCGATTAGTTCCTCAAATAAGATGTTCAACTTCTTCAGTATACTCAACTTCTTGATCGATACAGGAAGCCTAGTTCAAGGTAGAGACTATAAGATCGAGGTACCGGGAAAGGTTACAATTAAGAAACAAGGCCGGGATACGGAAATAAAAACCCTAGAACCCATAGATACCCGTGTTTTATATTTAAACATGACAAATATCTATCCTATGTATACCCAACAGCTAAAAGGTGAGGCGTTCTCTCTTCAATCCTTAAATACCTATTTCGAAAGTAATGAGGCCTATATTGGCAAAGTTCGTTCCACTCGTTATCGATGGCAAGAGGTGAAAGAAGTCCCCAAAGGAGACATTCTAGCAAACCCGGCGGGAGAACCCACCATAGATAACAGCATGAAACGTATTATGGTAAACAAAGAGAGTAATACCTCGGCAGTTTGTTTCAATTACGATATTCTCAGAGACTTGCTCGATGTCGATTTCGAAAGAGACGTACAAAACTACGATCAGACTCCGGAGACCGAGCCGGGATTCCGCTTTTAACGACTGATAGTATTTTAAAATCGCATAGAACCGACTTTCTAGGATATGGCTTGGCTATTGGAAGCCATGGGCAACAAGCACATCCGGGAAGCCGGTTCTATCTTTATTCATCTATTTCCCCCGGACCCCCTGAAATTAAAAAAAGAAATAAGCAAGTTTTGCGTGTTTTGAAACCCTATAAAGGATAGAAAAAGTGGTCAACAGACCAACAGACCAACAAAAGATGAAACATTTCAAAACAGATATAAGATAAATATATAATAATCAATAATATATATATTAATTAGATAGAAGTAGGCTGTTGTTTCCTGTTGGTCATCGTTTTCTTTTTGTTGGTCACTGTTGGCAATAATTCTAAATTCGGGGAAAAATGAAGCACTGTTGACGGTTGGTAGGGGTGACCAACAACCACTATTTTTTGTTGGTCGCATGTTTCTTAGTATTTTACCGATTATATCATTGAAATATAGTAAATTAGCATCATATTTTATATTTCCTGTTGGTCTGTTGACGTGTTGGTCGCAAAATATAACACATACACATAGGGAAAATAGAGTAAAAAAGCCTATAAGAAGAGAGAAAATCGATATGGTGACAGTAAAGATAAGCATAAAAAAGCATTTGGAGGAGTACATGCGTGGAAAATTCAATGATTGCCGGGAAGGAGTGATAACCCTTCCGGACAAGACAGATTTGTATCATACCCTATTTGATCTGACATCCAAGCGCCCGGCCTCCTGCCCTTTGGAGCAAGGAACGCTGGAAATAGCTTTGCCGGACAGACGATGTGGAAAAGATCCGGCTTACTACAACTATCTTAGCGAACGCTCGCAGCGAATCCTTGAGCGACGGATAGAGTTGATGTTCTGGGCCGAGCTGCACGAATGGATAGATTATAACAAGCATATGTATGGGATACAGTATATCGAAAGTATTTTTTCCTTTATGCGCAAATTCGATATCAACGGGATCAGCGAGGACGCTCTAAAAAAGAACTACTATCGCTGGAGGGACCGAACTAGGAAGCAAAAAGAGAAACGTTCGTACAATAAAAGTTAAATACGAGTGTTTTTCACTCCGACCAAGCGTATCGATTTGTCCCTTTTGGGAGGAATAAAATTCCAAGTGTATCCATTACGATCAGATATTATTGATAAACAAATAAAAACTAAGGTTATGGCAGATAATATGGGAGGTATCTCCGATGCGTGGTTCGCTTTCTCGATGCAAATAGCGAGCGTGTCTCAAGAGGCAGACAAAGTAAAAGTTGGATTCAAGTCCGGAGGCTGGATCAACCTTCACCCGGGGAGATATGGAACCTCTATCAAGGTTGAGCCACAAGAGAGTGAATCAGGCACTCTATATAATGTATCTGGTTCCTTGCAAATACCCCGTCAATATATGACCGGCGATCTATGGCAAAAATGCGAACGATTGAACCACCTCACGGCGATCTTTAAGTATAAACACTTTAGTGGGGATACATTCGTGGTCGGATCGGATCGTTTTCCCCTAAAATGCAAATTCGAGGTGTTGCACCCCAGCGATCCTAGCGGTTTCTCGGGATACAAAATCTCGTTATCCGGAAAGCAATTGGTTCCGCAACTTCAACTGATCGATTGACCGAAGTCCTTTACCATACATATATATAAGTATATCCTTGCCATCAAAAAGGAAGATATGCTTTATCTACACAACATTCTGGGGGGAGTATGGTTCGTCGAGGAAAACTTCGCGGCGAATTATTTCCCCCTTATCGCATCTTTTCTTACCAAGCCGGAAACGATGTTCGGGAAACCCCGGAACGCTTCTTCCGAACAAGAGCCGACCGAGGATAACGCCTTGCTTTTCGCCTCCCTAAAAAATGGCGCATACCAGATCAGCGAGTATGGAGGATGGTCTCCACCCGAGGACGCACCCAAAAACTCCGTAGCCATAATGAACATCAACGGGGCGATCACGAAATACGACCAAGAATGCGGTCCATCCGGAATGCTTACCAAGGCGAATCTCCTAAACCGATGCTACAACGAGAATAATATCAAGGCGATCGTCTTGAATATCGATTCCGGCGGAGGCGAGGGAATGGGATGCCGGATCATGCAGGAAGCGATTAACAGCCGAAACAAACCTGTCGTAGCTTTCTGCAATGATTTCGTAGCGTCCGCGGCCTATGGCATCGCCTCCTGTTGCGACAAGATCGTAGCGAACTCCAACGTCTGCCGGATCGGAAGCGTGGGTACCTATATGACGATCGTTGATACCAGCGAATATTATGCCAAGATGGGAATCAAGTTGATCGATATCTATGCCTCCAAATCCACGGACAAGAACCAAGAATTTCACAAGGCTCTGCAGGGAGATACGGAACCGCTAAAAAAAGTATGCGATACGTATAACGAGAATTTCATCTCCAGCATCGCTAACGCCCGGGTAGGCGTGATCAATGAGGATCAAGGTAAATGGGCCACCGGTAAGATGTTTTTCGCTCCGGAGGCCATGGACATCGGTATGATCGATGAGATAGATACTTTCGAGAATGTTCTTAATTATTTTAATACATAGTGATTTATGAAGTGGTTGAAAGATGATTCGTACAATGCGATGAAACAAGCGGCCGACAACTGGGACAAGCTTCTGAATAAGGTACTGGGTGATAACCCGGACATGAAAGCGGAAGACGTAACAGTGGATCAGCTGCTCGATTCGATCGAGAGCACCGGTAATACCTCCGACTTACAGGAGCAATTATCGACCGCCCAAGAAGAGTTGAAAGAGAAAGACACACTGATTGAGCAACTTCAATCAGACGTGGCAGAGCTAAAGGGAACACCGGCAGGCAAAAAGCCGGAAGCAAAAGTAAAGCAAGAGCCGACCGCCGAGACCGGAGATATCAAGGATTTCGCCGATAAGCATGAGGATGATACCCTCGCTATCATGGCCGAGGCTGATAAAACAGGATTTTTTAAACACTAAGAACAATGGCAAAACAAGGCATTTTAGATATTGAGAAACTGAATCGTTACGCGAAGGATTACGATAACGTGTTGCGTACCCTTCCCTATTTCACGTTTCAGGAGTTCGCCGCGGCCATGAAGCTCAACGTGATCGAGATCGAGAATGAGGACGTGATCGTGAACGCTCGCCGCAAAGCCGGACACACCGGCCCATATAAAGCCGGGGCCGAGATTAAGTATCCCGATGAAATCGGTAAATTGGTAGAGATGTCCATCAAACCGGAACTTACCGTTTCTCGTTTGAAGGATAACATCTTAAATTATACAGAGAAACGTATTCTCTCCAACGCCGGGGAGAAGGTGGACCATACGGTAAAGAAACACCCCATGGAGAAATTCGTGGTGGATAATCACATCATCAGCCATTCGGAGGATATCACTTTCTCCGCTTTCTTCGCCGAAAGAAACGACAATGTGTATAGCCCGATGAGTTCTTTCACCGGATTTTTCCCTTGGATCGATCATTTCAAGACAACGAAGGATATCACCATGGCGAATCGTAACCTAGTACGTACCGGTACGTTTGGCAGTGGTGACGGTGTAGATGATTACGATCGTCTGGTCAACTTCTTACGTGCGGCACATCCTTTCTTACGCCGTAAAGCGATCCTGTATTATGCCAACGAGATCGAGTTGATCTGTAAGGAGGCTTACCGGCAAAAGACAAAAGCGTTCGCCCGCCCATCCACCGAGGAGTTTTGGAAGGCGGTCAAGGACGACGCCAAGTTCCCGGGACTGGAACCTGTCACCCATGAGGCATACGGAACAGGACAGGCCTTGATCTTAATCCGTCCCGGAATGCTGGATTTTGGCGTGAATACGAAGAAGGCGACCCGGTTCGTCCAGATCCGCGATATCTTCGAGGACCCGAACGAGGTTCAGTTCTGGCTACAAGCCGGGTACGGTACCCGCTTTCAGGATATCCATCCGAAGGTATTCCAGATTAACGAGTTCACCAATGAGGGCGTTGATTTGGCGGGCGACTACGTAACCGGTGCCGCCCTGACCGTCACGATCGAGAGCGACGAGGCCATAGAAGCCGGTGCCGCTTGGAAGGTGGGCGAGAACGGCGAGTGGATGAGAAGCGGAGCTACCCTTTTAGGCATACCCAAAGGTGAGCAAACGGTATCCTTCAAGGATATCGCCGGTTATACCAAGCCGGCAGACGTGAAAGTCACGGTAGCCGATGGAGAGGACTTCACCGCTTCCGGTACTTATACCAAATCGTAAAACCAGTAAATAAATAAAACGATGAAAGATTTCAGAAAAGTTTTGTCCGTATTGTTTCTGCTAGCGGTGCTATCCGTCCTCTTCATGGGGGCGGACGTTCCGGCGGATTATGTGATGTGCGCCTCGTTTGGCCCTGTTTTATGGCCAGCCGGAGCGGACAATATGGGGGGGTATAAAGGTCGTATCGCCTTTATTCCGGAAACCTCAGTCTCTGTCGTCCCCACGCTCCCCAAAGAGGCCAAGGCCACAGCCGATTTCGTGACGGCGACAGGAGCTTTTACCTTTTTAGAGTCGGGAGGTAAACCGACACCTATTTACGCGACACGGGCAACCGTAGGATACAAAGCGGAGTCTCAAGGCGAGACAGATTGTAAAAGTTACAAGATCAGCGGCGAGTTCTTCCACCCCGGCAAGAAAGTGGAAGCCGCCGCTTTCGCCCGGCAGATCTGCAATACGCCCGGCTATTTGATCATCGAGGACAACGAGAGCCAGCAGCTTATCGGACAGCCCGGCTATCCTTGTACGGTTACCGCCTCTTTCGACGGCGGCAAGGCGGCGGCCGACAAAAGAGGTTGGTCCTTCACTTTCGAGGCCGATAGCCCCGCCCCTATGATTATCATGGGAACGCCTATCGATATAGACGCATTATTCACCGGGGTAGCTCCTACTCCACCGGAAGGAGGTTCTTAAATGATAACATTACAAAACTGGTTAGCGGACCGTAAGCGTAAATACGCGGATGGTCTAGCGCTTTTTCAAGCTCTAGCTCCGGAGGAGATGAGAAAGAAGTATATCGCTTTCTTTAGCGAGGTAAAGGAGGTTCCGCAGTTCGATTCCCATTTCACCGTATTGGTGAATAAGTTGACAACCGTAGCACGCCTATCGTCGGCCCAACCCCAGATAACAATCTCCGAACGGGGTTCGATACTCTTGAAAACAGCGGTCGCGGCAACAAAGGCGATCGAGAAAACAGCGAATCAGCTAAAAGGCGATAAAGTCTTAAAAGAAATCCTCGTGAAAGAATCCGAGCTATTCAAGCTACAAGACAAGATCACCGAGCTGGAGGAAGATAATGACGATAAATCCGGAGAGATCGATCAATTGCAAGCCGAGCTGGAGGAAGCGCAGGAAGAGTTGCAAGAACTGCAAGATCAATTCGCCCTGTTACGGCCCGGAGCGAAGATCGCCACGTACTCCTCCCTTCCGGATAACATCCGTACGATCTTCGACGAGGTCCGCCAGATCACCCCCTTGTACGCCGCCTTATTCACGGAGATGCAGAACGAGGCCCTTACTCCGGAGCAACGCAAGCCGATCGCCGATCAGGTGCATGAGCTTTGGAGCCGCCGTGCCAAGCTATGGGACCAGATCGACGCTTGGGCCGAGGGTAAGCAGATCCAGTTAAAAACCGAGGTTCAAAAAACCGAGGAGCTCCCGGCCGATCAATTGCTGAAAGGTATGCAGATCGCCAACCGGATCGAACGACTGAGGGAGAATATCCGGCGCACGGAAACCTCTATCGCCCAACATGAGAAAAACGGGAAGCTTAACCTCCGGCAAAAAGCAGAACAACGCTTGGCTTATTACAAACGTGAGCTGGCGGAACTGGATAACTTGAAATAAATCTTGCTTCCATAATGAAGGGGAATAGACAATCCATAAGGTATTGGCTGTTCCCCTTTATCATAACCTATTTAGAAAGAATGAACAAGGAACTAACATCATACGACAAGATAGCCACGGTACTTTTCAAAGGGCATGAAGAAGCGGCAAGCCTTCTCTCCTGCCGGGAGCTTATGCAAAAAGATCGCTGGATGTTATGTGTTTCCAAGTTATTGGAAGACCCCATGACAGCCGACAAAGACCTGATCGCTTTCCTAATGGCCGGTTGCGACGGTAGTTGTGAGCCCGTATCACAAGCCACCGCTTACCGTGATTTGGCCGCTATCCGGAGACTCGTAGGAAATGTACAATTAGCCGGCAAGAACTGGTATCGTTACATGGTGATCGAGGCCGCCAAGGAAGGTATCCGCATCGCCCGGGAAGCCAAAGACCCCAAAGGTATCGCCGCCAACGCGGACAAGATCGGTAAATACACCCGCTCCGATAAAGAAGACGATGACATTGATCGAAGCGCTTGGGAACCACCCTGCTTTGAGCCATCCGATGATGTCACGTTAATGGGAGATGATTTCAAGCCTATCCTTAATCTTGAAGAAGAAAGGAAATCATTCCGGGCATTGTTCAAGCAAGATCATGATATCGTAGATATTGAACCCATTACAGACGACTATGGCACTGATGACTGAACCTTTCACCCGTAAAGCGAAAGAGGCGCAACGCAAGTTTTTCAATAAGATGCAACGCATGGGAATGGCGATCGCCGCCCACGACGAGTATTGGGTGTGTAGCCGTGGTACCGGTAAATCCGAGGGTTTGGACGCACGCTTCATCATCCGGAATGTTTGGTCCATGCCGGGTTCTACCGGGGCTTTAATCTCTCCATCCTATGCCAAGGCTTGGGGTAATACGCTACCGGCGATTATCCACGCTCTCGCCGAATGGGGCTATATCGAGGGCATTCATTTCTTTGTTGGCCGCAGGGCACCCCTGTCCGCCAATTTCGGAAAGCCCAAACGCCCGCCGCTTCAGACCGCATGGAGCAATTGCATTCATTTCTGGAATGGCACCGTATTGGTCGTACTCTCCTTCAGTCAAGGGATGTCAGCGAACTCCATGTCCTTAGATTGGGTAATCGGTCCGGAGGCGAAATTCCTAGACTACGATAAGATAAAATCCGAGGTTGATCCCGCCAATCGGGGAAATTTGCAAGATTTCAACCAATGCCCTTGGCATCATTCCGTTCTCTATTCCACGGATATGCCAACCTTAAAAGCCGGACGTTGGATATTGGATAAGATCAACGACATGAATCCGGTTCATATCAACTTGATCCGGAACCTATACCGGGAAATGAAATTAACCGAGCGCCTTCCGGAACAAACACCATACACCCAACGCAAATACAAAGAATTACGCCATGACTTGATGTTGGCTCGTAAGTATCAAGCGCCTGTCAAACCTATGCGTGGCAAGACCCGGGAGTACACGGTATATTACGGAGAGTATGATATTTTCGATAACATGGAAGTCGTAGGCAAAGATTACATTTGGCAAATGTACCGCAACGTTCCTTCCCTTATATGGCGTACCGCATTCATGAACGAACGCCTGTTCCGTGTCGCTAATGGCTTCTATTCGGCCTTGAACGATTACCATTTCTATACCCCCGGCGATACTCGCTACATGGGTAGCATGGGAGCGGACTGGAACCGGCTGCGACTGGCCGGATGCCTAGCCGATGGGGATCTGGATATGGACGCTCCCTTGCTAATCGGTTTCGATAGTAACTCCGCTATCAATACCGCATGTATCGGACAGGTACAAGGCCATCAATTACGTACCCTAAAGAGCTTCTTTGTCAAGACCCCCGATAAGCTGGATGAATTGGCTCGTCAGGTTTGCGAATACTACAAATACAAGCTCAAACGTGATATCATCTTCTTTTATGACCAGACCTTCACGTGGACTACCGGCAATAACTCCGAGTCCTATCAAGATACCATCATCCGGATCTTCAAGGAATATGGCTGGGATATCACCGATATCTATATCGGACAGGTAAGCCGCCACGACTGGAGGCACGAGCAAATAGACCGGGCCTTAAAGCATGATCCGACGCTCCTTTATCCTGTTTTCAATAAATACAACAACGAGTTCCTCAAACTCGCCATGGAGCAAACAGCGGTGAAAGTAGGCAAGAACGGATTCGAGAAAGACAAATCGCCGGAAGCCACAGAAGACAGCCCCGATAACCCGGATGAGTACAAGACACACATTACCGACGCATGGGACACATTGTTTGTCGGCGCGAATTTCTTTATGCCTGAACTCGCGTACGCAGAATCCGGAATCATCTTCCTTCATTAAAAATCTGTAGACGCATTTCATGCGTGATCTGTCTGAGGGAGGCAGCAGATAAGGTGAAAAATTGAACTTGCGCCCGCATTTTTTTTGTAGGGCGCTGCGGGGTGCTTTCGCACGCTTTGAGAAAAAAACGCTACTTGAGAGGTGCGCAGCTATTAAGTATCAACAAATTAACATTTCAACAATGAGAAACCGTTGCGAAATATGCGTGGACAAAAAAAGAGCCCCTGTTATGGAGGCCCTAAATGCGCTGTTATGATTTGTACTTGCCGTGGCGTGAGTAAGCGTTGCCCGGAATGATACCCGGCTTCGGTAATCTCATAAAGTAACGCCTTGTTTAGATTAATCCATCTCTTTAGCTGGATCGAGGCCGAAGCCGGTGCGCTATTCGGGAAATATTGAATGCCTAGCTCCTGCAATCCGTAAGCCCTTATCTTAAAATTCTCATTGTCCATCCTTCTCTATTTATAAATTATCAAATATACTGAATACTAACCTCATAAAAAAAGGACGCACCCTCTTTTCCAAAACGATGCGCCCTTCTCCCTCAAACGATGCGTGCTTTTAGCCTAGATCTCGTCCGGACTCTCGGAGTCTTTTCCTCCCTCGCCTTTTTCTACGCTTACCTTCTCGAATCGCAATACCTTCGCTTGCGAGCGAAGCGCCTTACCCGGAGAGAAGGTATACTTAGGACGACGAATCTTAGTAGCGTTGAAATCCTTCTCCACCTTCGTCCCCTCACTACCGAACGTGATACGGAAATTACCGAACTCACCCAGCTGTACGATCTTGCCGTCCGACATCTCCAGCTTCATCACGTAGATAAGCGAGTCCAGCACCGCTTTCACGTCTGCGCTGGATACGCAAGAACGCTCGCCAATCATGGAGCAAAGACGCTCCATATCACTAGTACCCGTAGATTTCGCTTGTGCGTAATAAAGCTTATCGCCTTCAGTCGCTCCCTTGTGCATGTCCCGTCGCTGCACTAATTTGTAAGTTGTAGCCATTGTTTGTTGATTGTTTTGAAGTGAATAATAGATAGTTGTGTCGTGATCACGATGACGAAGATGAGAAAAGACTACTACAAGGGGTTAGTATCGGTATAGATGTGTAGAGATTAGTAGTTATAATAATTTATGAATGAACTACTTTATGGCAAGAATTGTTATATAGATCCATAGTAATAAGCAATAGAAAATCGCAACAAAATTTAACAATTCCGACATAATAGGATTGATTTTATAATTATCTTTGCATAACAAAAGTTACTATGGCAATAATTACTAATCTAAAAAAACGAATGATATGTATAATAAAAGCCTTAAAGTAAAAGTCTTAGAGGAGGCTTTCAATTCATTTTTAGATATAATAAATGAATATGCTTCCCTTCATGATTTATCTGATGCAGATAAAGAAGAGCTGGTAAAGCTGGCAAGAGATGCTTTTTATGATAAAAAAATAAAATATTATTTGGAAGATAAACTATCTTCATATTCTTCTTTTCTAGACTTCTCCGCTAATTTGGCATTAAAGAAGAATGGAAAAGAAATAGATAAATCTTCTTGGAATATTCTTTACGTAAAACAACTTAAACAACTTGTTACAAATGAATAAACCTATCAAAACAAAAGAAGAAGAACAAATTGTTGATACGCCTGAAATTTCAGAGACTCAAGAAGGAACTCATAAAAAGATGCAGGGAATTATGCAACAGATGGAAATGATGGCTTTGCAACGTTCTAATCGTAACAACTTAGATATATCAACATTTGATAAAGACCAAAAAGACAAGTTGTTGAATTTAATGGAAAAGAATGAAGATAATGCATTTGCTTATTCTACTAAACGATTAGATGTTCAAGCAAAATTAAATTTGAAGGCATTAGATGCTTCTATCATTGACCAGAAGACTTTGCGTTACGTTTTAATTGGAGGTGGAATAGCTCTGTTTACTATAATGTTATTGATTCTCTTTTTTAAGTATCAATACTTTATTCCATATTTAACGTTCATAACCGGCTTGGGAGGAGGTATGGGATTAAAGGGCTTTTTCAGTAAACTTTCTCAGAAACCACAATTGGAAGATGAAGATGATGATTGAATATTCAAAGCCGGCCCAATAAAAGCCGGCTTTTCTTTTGCCATCCCAAAAACTTTCACCATATTTGCAATGTCCTATTTCACGAAAGGCGGGTGACCGCCGAACATATTTGTATCGGTATTTTTTGTGCCCATACTATACGTATATATATAATACAACGGTTTCGTACCCCCTTGATATGGCTTAATGGCCATAACTGCCTTTCGTGGTGTAGGACAAAGGGACAGGCGAGACCGTTTTTTGTTTTTCCTGCCCCAAACAAACAATGTTAGTTATGTCCAAACACGAAAACATTTGTTTGCCGGGGAATAATAGTACCCTACAATCAACGTCCACTCACGAAACGAGTTTTTTTTCTTGGACTAGCGTCCAGAAGTTCTACAACCTGTTACCTCTTGGTATCGCCTCCTGTAAATCCATCTATGAGGCTAAAATGTACACAGTAGCCTTATTAGCCATGCTGTCTCCGGCGTTCTTACCGCTAGTGGTGGTAGCTTGGTTCATTTACAACTCTGCGAAGAAAGGAGGTAGAGGATGAGATGCGTAGTACAGGAATGCGTGATGTGGAGTAACTATTCATCTGTCCATTATAATTATGGTGTATACACAGATGAACGTTTTCCGGATGATATAGACTATGACTCTTTAAAAGAAATGGGAATTGTTATAAACCAATTTATTGAAAGAAAGGAGGCTGAAAATGACAAGGGTTGATATATCACGTGTAAAATCATTCTATAAAAGAGGTAAAGAGACAGCCTCCTACGATATAAATATAGGAGAAAGCATGAACTGTATTCGCGATATAAGCCGTGAAGAATTAATAGAACTGTATCATTCTATAGCCGCATTCTTCAAAGAAGTGGAAAAGGAGGAACTGAAATGAAACTTGACGGAGCCCTTCGGCTACTATTGCCAGAAGAATAACACATCAATCAAGCCCCGCCCGGAGAAATCCCCGGCGGGGCTTTTTCATGTCCTTTTCCGAAGGTATGATTAAGAGCATCTTTGTGAAAAATGTTTGGAGATGATATCACAGGTATTTAGCCCGATCGTAGAGAGGATCTTGATTAAGCTCCAGATGGTATTGAACCATTCTTGGGGCTGGATAATAAGCGGAATGATATTCTTATTGAATTTTATCTCGCCCGTGAAATACGCTTTCGCCGCTATGGGCGTGGCTATTACGGCCGACTTGCTATTCGGGATGTTCTCGGCAAAGAAGCAAGGTAAATTCTTCCTATCACAAAGCGGAAGAGATACCCCCGCCAAGGTGATCGTCTATTTCGGTTTCATGCTCGTGGTATTCGTTACGGAACGGATATTCACTCAAGATAACGCCATAATCACCAAGGCCGGATGTACCCTAGCCTGTGTGTGCGAGCTGTGGAGCATGCTGGGTAGCGCATTGATTATCTGGCCGAACATGATGTTTCCAAAGCTGCTTAAACTACAACTCAAAGGAGAGATCGAGTCTAAGCTAGGAAAGAATATTAGTAACCAATTAGATAAGGAGGATTGTAAAAATGACAACGACACCAAGGGGAATCCGAAACAACAACCCCGGTAATATCCGGAACTCGGAGCGGAACGACTGGGCCGGAGAAGTATCGAAAGCCGATAAAAAGGACAACGCTTTCGAGGAATTCAAGGATATACCGCATGGGGTACGGGCCATGATGAAGCTCTTGCTAAAATACCAGCGATCGTATAACCTACATTCCATAAAGGAACTGATAGAACGATGGGCACCCCGCGATGAGAATGACACGGCGGCTTACGTACGATGGGTATGCCGGGAGATGCAAATGCCGGACTGTTGCCGGCTAGACCTGTCGGACAAGGGAACGATGTGCGCCCTAGTGGATGCCATGTGCTACATGGAGAACGGCGAGCGTATCCCTATGGAAGACATCGAGGCCGGCTGGGAACTGATGTGAGAGTGGTATTGTTTATGCGAACTCCCTTTTGGATAGCGAATCATGGAATATGGACTTTATAAGAGATTGTGTGTCTTGGCCGGAATGGTGGCTCTTTGCGCTAGCTGCTCCGTGCGTCGTAGCGCTTCTGATCATAGCCATTACAGAGATCAAGAGCGACAGGTATTGGAGAGCTTGGATACCTCTATGGATGTACGGCTTGCCAGTTCCAACACCGTGCGAGATCGGTGGAGAAACATCCGGATCATACGAAGGGAATTCGACCTTGAGCGGCAGCCGGACGAAAACGGCCGATACCCGGTCAAGGCGGAAACGACACTCGAAGGCGAGGAACATGAGAACGAGCGAAAAGAAGAAGCGGAAAGCCAAAAGAAAGAGGAGAACGAGAGCGTTTTCGCCCGGTCGGAAGCCAGCCATGAGGAAGAGCGATCCGGAGATACCGAACTCAACTCCGATGTCGGCAAGAACGCCCTCGGGTGGTGGGCGCTCGGCGTAACGATGGTTCTGGCCTTGGTAATCTTTTTAAGATGGAGATATGGAAAAAAGGATAAAACAAAGTGATGTCTGGGCTGTCATGCAGCAAAAGGATGACCGGGGACGATACAAGATGTTCTCGTTCTCGTACGTGCGGTTGAATGAAAGCCGGGAGGGAAATGGCTCTCCCGGCTCGATCGAGGATTATGAGGTAGCCTACTTCAGCTCGATCCACGCCAAGGGAAGTACGGTAAACATCCGGATTCGGGGCGAACGGTTCCCACGGAAGTTCATCCGTTGCATGATCATCCGGATTAACGGTAAAAAAATATACGCATAATGGGACGCAAGAACGTATTTCTAATGGGTGACACCGCTTTCCTCCCCGGAGCGAAAGCGGCGGTGGTCATGACCGAGGACGTAGGTTTTCTGGAGGATAAAAAATTCACGGCCACGGTCATTACCCCGGCCAAAGGATCTTCCGTCAAGAAAGAGGTCAGGTTTGTCCCGTTCGGTCACCAAGACAAGTTGCCCGTAAGGATCATGAAAAAGATCGCCGACAACACGATCGTAGGCAGCAATATCGAGTTCAAGGCGAACATGGCCTACGGCGATGGGTTGATGGTCTGCCGGAGGGTGAAGAATCCGGAGACCCAAAAGATCGAGCTGGAGGAACTTACCCCGGAAGAGGCTCCGGAGATATTCCAGTTCATATCGGATAGCAACTACTTACGGGTAATGTCCGAGCTGGCCAACGATCTGGTCGTATTCTCCGACTCTTTCGTCTATCTGGCTTTTGGCAAACGGAAGGCCGGAGAGAGACCGAAGGTAGTCCAGATCTGGCACCGGGAGATGTGCTTTTCCCGGATCAGCGAGCAAGACGAGAAGACGAAACGCATCGAGTATCATGGTTATTCCTCGCAATGGGGAGAGGAGTCATTTCCGGACGACGTGATCGTAACGAGATTGCTAGACCGCCGAAGCCCGCTTTACGATCTCAAGGTCCGTACCGGGCTCGTACCCGATCCGGAGACCGGAGAGAAAAAGGACGAGGAAGAGAATGGCTATACGTTAAGCCTCAATATGCCGGTACCGGGGCGTTTTTATTACAACCGCCCTTATTGGTGGTCCATCTTCCTCGATTGGTACGAGTTCAGTTGCGCCATCCCGAAATTCAAGAAGGCGTTGCTGAAAAACCAGATGGTCTTGAAATATCACGTCTCCATCAACATGAAATTTTGGGACAAGCTTTACGACTCGGAAGGTATCCCCAAGGATGACAAGAAGAAACGGAACGAGCGCAAGAACGCTTTCCTACAACAACTGAACGACTTCCTTTCCGGAGAGGAGAACGCCGGCAAGAGCTTCGTATCCCATTTCCGGTATGATCAGATCAATAAATACGAGGAGAACGATATCATCATCAAGCCCTTGGAATCATTTATCAAGGGCGGTGAGTATATCGAGGACTCGGAGGAAGCGACAAACGTGATCTGTAACACGATGGGCGTACATCCATCCTTGAAAGGAGCGTCGCCCGGGAAATCGAAGAACATCAACGGTACCGAGGCCCGGGAGTTATTCATTATCGCCCAAGTGCTGTTCAAGCCGCTCCGGGACATGATGGTTCTCCCGCTATACCTAGCCCGGGAGATCAACGGATGGGGAAAAGACATCGAGTTCGTGATACCCAATATCATGCTAACGACACTCGATAAGAACACGGGATCGGAAAAGAGTATCGGTAACGAAAAAGTATAATCATGACACAGCCATTCCTACAAACGATAGATGATTTGAGGCATACCGTCAAGGTAAACGCCTCATTTAAGTTCGAGATATTGGAGCCTTATCTTCAAGACGCTTTCGATCGATATATCGTCCCCTACCTCGGGGAAGCCTTGGTCGATCGGCTGTATCGAGAGCCGTTAACGGAAGATATCCTTACGATCAAGATGCTCGCCAGCCGGACACTGGGACCATTGGCCGTAGCGCTAGCCAGTCCGGAGCTAGGGGTCTTGATCGGTGACAGCGGGCATACGGTAAGCCGGAACGATAAGTTCACCGTAGCCAGCGATCAAAAGATCGCCCGATCGGAAGAGAGCATGCAGGAACGGGGATGGAATAACTTGGATAAGCTACTGGAGCATCTCGGAAGCCACGAGAACGACTATCCGGAATGGAAAGAAAGCCGCTATTACAAGAACCAAGCCAACGGCCACTACCTTAATTCCGCCCGGGAGTTCCAAGATTACGGTAAGGTGAATATCGATTATTCCCGGTTGACCTTCGAAAAGTTCCGTCCCCTACTCGATACACTGGAGATGAAGCTATGCCGCTGGATCGGGACCACTCTTGACAAGAGCTTAAAAGACACCTTAAGAACCGGCGTGGATGATCCGCTCCGGATCAAGCTGATTGATTATATCCGGGTATGGCTCGCCATGTACGTAGCCAAGCTCCATACCAGCCAAACCACCCGGGTACAACGTACGGCGGCCGGCCAGCAGGAGTTTAAGCCCGTGATCTATCCGCTGTATTCCGATCCCACGGACAACGGTAATTTCTACGCCGAGCAGGTAACGTCACTAGAAGCGGTAATCGAGGATTACATGAAAGTTTACGCCCCGGAACTAGGCCTCCCCGCTCCTATCAAGAACGACTTTAATTCCAAGGACAAACATATTTTCGTATTATGAGAAAAATAACGATCAAAGATATCGATTACCTCGTGCCCGGCACATGGGATGAGATGACAACGGAACAGCTTTGCTTTCTCGCCAATATTTTGAACTCGAAAAGTACGGCCCAAGAAGCCAAGGTCAAGATGCTATTGTTTTGCCTGTCCGCGAGAATCCGGCGATACCAGAAAGCCAATGGAACCGGTTACGCCGTTTCCCTTCCCAAAAATCGTATATGGATCACGGCCGAGCAACTGGCGGCGTTGAGCACCATCTTTGATTTCTTATTCCAAGAGACAGAAAAAGGGATCGAGCTGGATATCCGCTTAACCCGTAACCCATTCCCCGTCTACAAAGACAAAGATATCGAGTTATACGGCCCGGAAGACGGCCTGACCAATATCAGCTACGGACAGTTCATCATGCTACAGACTTGGCAACAGCGGATGAGACAGGATTTCTTCGAGGCATTGGATAACTTCCTATCCATAATCTGGAAAGACGGCTCATTCTCCATACGTGAGGACGGTGATCCGGCTTGGTTCCGGAATGTAGAGCCGATCGTAAAGACAGTCATGTTCTGGTACTACCTAGGTAGCATGAATTTCATACAAGCAAAGTTCTCCCGGGTATTCTCCTCCGGAGGGAATGAAGCCCCTTTGGATATATTCGACACGCAACAACGCATCGTGGATGAGATGGCCAGCGGAGACGTGACCAAGAAAGAACAGGTAAAACAATCCCTTTTATACGACGCTCTCTATACCCTAGAAGTAGCGATCGAAAAAGAGGAGAAAAAGAAACAAGATATGTAGTAATAGGTGTTTTTCATGGTATTAGATTTTTAGATTAGTAATGGACAGCCGCTTTGCCTGTGAAGGTGGAGCGGTTTTGTTATTATCTCCAATCCAGATACTATGATAATAAAAATATTACCAAACGTTTGCCATTGATAATATATTTATTATCTTTGTGATGTCATTAAGACAAGAGCTCTATGCATAGTGACGATGGGCTAAAAGCCCGGATAGAAGAGGCAGAAAAAGATCTCCTTTTTTATCTCCGCAAGTATCATGAACTGACTTCGAGAAGCAAATTCATGAAAGCGGTGGTTGATAAAGAGATCAAGAGACTTGAGAAAGAACTTAAGGAACTTGGAAAGTATTATTGACCAGAAAGGTTCTCCCCCTCCAGGCCAGAGGGGGAGTTTCCCTTTCATGTGTAACTCAAAAAACAGAATAATATGGATAAAGTAAAGCGTTTTTTTGAACTAAAGGAACTTTGGAAAAAGTCCCCGGAGAATGACCGCCCTACCATAGACCGACAAATTACCGATCTGTTGGATAGCATGGATGAAAAGGAAACCGAACTGCTTACCGCAGGTGTGCAAAATGACTTTGAAAACATCCATAAAGAGATCGCGGACATCAAGGAGCAGCTAACTATTCGTGAGCGACTGAGTCCCGTTTTACCATACCTGTCCGTCTCTAATCTAGCCAAAGATTATTTCGGGAAATCATCCTCTTGGTTCTACCAACGATTAAACGGGAATAGCGTACACGGTAAAATTTGCAAATTCACACAGGAAGAACTGGCTATTCTGGATATGGCGCTGAAAGACATCAGTCGCCGGATTACTAAATTGAACTTGGTATAGATCATTTTATTATGGGAGCCATAAAAAACAAACATATCTTTGCCGCATATGCAAACCTAGCGATAGATGGACTAATAAAAACACTTAATTTTATCGCTAAAAAGTTGGACACCCAAAAGCAATTAAGCAGTTGGGATATCAAGCATGTAATAACACTCATCGACTCAATCTTCGATCAAAATCCACAAAACAACCTAGAACAGGTCGTTGAAGGATATTTACCATGGATAAAACCGATCATTGAAATGAAGACGCCTAAAAAAGGTGAAAGGCAATCGGATAAACTTTGTATAGAATATAAAACCATCATTACAGCTTTTGCCTCTTTGCTTAATGACGTCAGGAACTATTACACCCATTATTATCATGATCCCATCTGTATTTATCCCGGTGGGTATGATATCCCTTCATCACTGAACTGCATCTACGATAGTGCCATAAACATTATCAAGGAGCGTTTCCAAGCCGAGGAGAAAGAGATGGAACATCTTCGTAGATACACTCGCAAAAAAGGGCGGGTTGTTCTAAAAACAGAAGATGATCATTTCTATTACACATTAGCAAACAATAACGATCTGAGCGAAAAAGGGTATGCTTTCTTCATCTCGATGTTCCTTGAAAGGAAGTACAGTTATCTATTCTTGAAAAAGTTATCCGGATTCAAACGGGGAGACTCGTTACAATATAGGCTTACCCTTGAGGTTTTCACGGCTCTTTCCACCAAACCTCCTGTAGAACGTTTACGCACTACGAAAGACACGAAACAAGACCGGGCTTTAGATATACTGAATGAACTATCTAAGATACCAATAGAACTGTATCAAACCCTTGAGCCTAAATACCGGGAAATGTATAACGAGACATTACAACCAACGGATGCCGAAGATCCTTACGGCCTTCCGGATAGATCCAGAATACGGTTCCGCAGTCGCTTTGAGGCTTTTGCCCTGCACTTTTTAGACAAACAAGCTGATTTTAAAGAAATTGGCTTCTACACATATCTCGGAAATTACTTTCACAATGGATATCAAAAAACAAGAGTCGATAGAGAGACAAAGGATAGATACATTAATTTCCAACTCGCAGGCTTTTGTAAAAACATCCAAGATATCTCCGCAAAGAAACTATCGGAGGCATTAAACGTAAAATCCATAGATATAAGTACGGATAGTATACCGGATATCAATTCTTTTGAGCCTTATCTGGTTCAATCTACGCCCCATTATATCGTTAATGGTAATAATATCGGTATTAAGGTATTACCAGAAGGGAAAGATACCTACCCTACCATCGATGAGAAGGGTGCTAAAATGCCTATCGCCGATTTCTGGTTGAGTAAATACGAATTGCCGGCCATGTTATTCTATACTTATTTACGGAATAATAATATACATAAATCACACTGTCCCCTATCCGTAAAAGATATCATTGAACGATCTATCCATAAAAGTACCAAACAAAAGCATCCGGAAGAGAGATCCGAGCTAATGTTACGCCGGGTCATGAAAGCTATCTTTTGGACAGATAGTAAACTCAATGAGGTAGAACGTATCAAATCTCAGAAATCCGCTTTTGGTAAAAGGCAACATGAAATATTAAAAGCAGGCCGAATAGCGGAAACGTTGGTTAGAGACATGCTATGGCTACAGCCTTCAAAAAACAATGGAAGGGATAAAGTCACAGAGCCTAATTTCCAAGCCATACAAGTTTCTTTAGCATATTTCGGGATAAGAAGAAATGACTTAACGGAAATCTTCACACGAGCAGGATTGATCAATTCTTCAAATCCGCATCCTTTTTTAGCTCAAATAGGTACGAACTATACCTCTTTAATAGAGTTTTACATCGCTTACCTTAAGGAGCGGAAAGTATATTTTTCACGAATACAAAAGAAAATTCTCCAAGGGAAACTAAATATCCAGTGCCACCCTCTTCGGGACTTACAACGTGAGCCTAATAAGCCTCAAGATAAGGAAGAGGCCATATTCCTACCTCGTGGTCTATTTAATGAAGCGATCATTAATTGTTTGAAAAAATCCAAATTGAAGCAATTAATAGAATCTCCTACCCGAGAAAAAAGTCCGGCATTGAATGTCTCATACTTGATCCAGAACTATTTTAGAACTTATTTCGAAGATCAATCTCAAGAATTCTATGCACAACCCCGTAATTATCGTTTATTCGATAAGTTATCACCGAATAAGGGTAAATCCAAAAGCTATTTATCCTTAGAGCAAAGGATCAAGAAAATGGAAGAACTAAGGCCATCCAAGATTCCTGTTGCAGAAGCTAATAAGCTATTAGAGAAAGAAGATAGACTTTATCGTAAGAATTATAACGAAATATGCGATAACGAGTCTATAATCAGACTCTACCAAATACAAGATATTCTTTTATTTATGATGACCAAGGAATATCTTCCTTCTGATTTATACAACAGAATTAACAAATACAAACTAGAAAACGTCAAAGGTATTTTAAATGAGAGAGTTTCTTACTTGATCGATCTCAACCCTTTAAAAATACAAGGAGAAGATATCAAGATAAAAGACTACGGAAAGTTATTTTATATACATCATGATACAAGAATCAGCTCTTTGAATAAAGTATTAAGTAAAGTCAAAAGAAACAATAGTATATCTTCTAGCGTAAAGATACAACCTTATGAAAATTATAAAAGAGAATGCCTAGATTTCGAAGAAGCCCAGATACAAATCATACCTATCATTCATTCTTTCGAAATCGCTATGGTATCGATGTTCCCAGATTTAAAGAAGGCTACTCCCGGAAATTATTATGATTTTAATGAGCTAATTACAGAATATGAGAAACGAACTAAACAAAAGATTGGTAGTTCTTTTCTCATTAAAACTCGGAATATGTTCTTACATGATAAATACGAAGCTGAATGTATCAAAGAGATTTCTGACGATTTCGTCTATGCAAAAAAGATTATAGCTGAATTTAAAATGAAGATAGAAAATATAAAATTAGAAGACCTTTCGAATGACTCATCAGCATAAAAACATTTTATGCTCTTTGGTTGAAAGGTAGAAACAACGGCATCGTTGCCGGATGATCCTATCTTGGTTGTATTAGCCTTTAGTTTGAAAGGCAAAAACAACTCTTTGCTTGGTCGTATCTCGCCTTGGAACGTTGTATTAGCCTTTAGTTTGAAAGGCAAAAACAACTAATTCTGCATTTTTGAATACCTCAGCCGAGTTGTATTAGCCTTTAGTTTGAAAGGCAAAAACAACAAGGCATGGCTATCCGAAAATAATTTGGATTCATCAAGAACTTATTCTATCTTTACAAAAAGATTAGATATCAAATATATCGAGGCCATGCGAGATATTTGAAAAAGATAAACTTCATTGAAGGAAAAGCCCGCAAAGTAGGATCATGGCCGGTCTGAAATGCGGGTTTTGTTGTTTATGGAACTAAAAGAATTTATTAAATCCGCTATAACCCAGCTTTCGGAAGCTGTTTATGAATTAAATGATGAATTGAAAGATAAAGGAGTAGTGGTAAATCCATGCTATGCAGAGAATACAAACTTTGAGACGATAGACAATAGTGAAGGTGTTATTGTTTCATCAGTAGAGTTTGATCTACAAGTCAGCACCTCTGAAATAAAAGAAAATAGCGGAAAGATCGGTGTATTAGCCAGTGTAGTAGGTATAGGCGCTTCAACCAAAGAAGGAAGCAATGGAAATGAGGCGAACCGAATAAGGTTCAAACTGCCTGTTGTCTTGCCTTATAAGAAACCTTATTGATGCCTTTTTCCTTGGGATGTCATACCGTCTTTTATATACAATTCAATGTCTTGGGCTGAATCACTGACAGTAAAACCTTTATCCCGTCCTTCGTGGGCTTTAATGGCATACTTAACACAACGTTCACGAAGACGTTGCTCTTTACGTTTGCGGAAATAGTTGATTATTGATTTCAT